GAAGTTGGGCTAGACTTAGACAGCTAGATTAGGTTATGCTCGGGTCCCAAGCTGGGCGTGCCCACGGGTAGGTTTCTAGGTTACTGATCTGGGTGTCTATAGTAGACAATGCTCGACATAACCTGCAAGGACACAAATGAGCTTCTTATCACGAATTGACACAGTGTTTGAGTCAGCTATGCTGCCTCCAATGCCCGCCCCAAAAGCGCCCAAGGGTGTGCAGACTGTTCCTGGCTACAGAACGTCTGCTACTCCCAGCACGGCAGCTATCAGAAAGATTGACAGGGGTCTGTCGGCTCTTGACCGCCTAAGTTCTGTGCGGAGTCTTGGTTCTACAAAGGCAGTAATTCGAGAACTAGTCAAGACTAGCCCTGACCTTTCTAGCGCTGTCAGCTTTCTTTTACGGACTGGGATTCCAGAAGAGTTTACAGCTATTGCCCGTGACATGGACGGCAAAATCAACCCAGCGGCTACGGGCTTAGCGCAGGAATTGTTACGTCGCCTGACCTATATGGGGAATGTGGACGGGAGTATGGGGGTCCAGCAGGGCTTGCAAAGCTTGTCTGAGCAACTGTCTCTGGAACTTCTAATCGAAGGTGCTTTGTGCCTTGAAGTTGCCCTTGACAAGGCACGAGTCCCTGCGTCAATGAACCCAGTGGCTGTGGCTACGTTGAAGATGTACGAAGAGGACTCGTCCTTCCGTCTGGTGCAGTATGTCGGCGGCGTAGAGATTGATTTGGACCTGCCTACGATTGTTTACGTGACGGTAGACCAGCACCTGAATGAGGCGTACCCAGGCAGCTACCTTGAAGCCGCTATACAGCCCATCATGCAGGACTTGGACTTCAATAACGATACGCGTAGAGCGTTGAAGCGTGCTGTCCTGCCAAGATTAAATGCCATTCTCGATAGCGAGAAGGTGAAGAAGATGACTCCGCCTGATATTCTGGCCGACGCTGTTAAGTTTTCTACCTATAAACAAGCCCTGATTGACGAGGTAGAGAGTGTAGTCAACAGTCTGGCCCCGGAAGATGCGCTTGTTTCTTACGACGCAGTAGCTTATAGCTACATTGATGGCGGTAAAGACCCAGCGCAGATCATCGAGCGGATTCAAAAGGTCATCAACGGAAAGCTTGCAGCGGGCGCGAAGACTTTGCCTGTTGTGCTTGGACACGGCAGTACAAGTAACACTTCATCCACAGAGGCCGTCCTATATTTGAAGCAAGCCAACATGCTGCGCGTCAAACTGAACGAAGCTTATAGCCGTGCGCTGACGATTGCTACCCGCTTGCTTGGCCAAGATGTATATGTAGAGTTCAAGTACGCAGCACTGGACCTGCGCCCTGATGCCGAGTTGGAAGCGTACAAGGCTATGAAGCAGTCTCGTGTTTTGGAACAGCTTAGCCTTGGCCTCATCTCTGACGAGGAAGCTAGCGTTATGTTGACTGGCAATTTGCCACCAGCAGGTTACAAGCCCCTGACTGGCACTATGTTCAAAACTCCAGGCCAGAACAACGCTAATCCTGATAGTGGTACAAGTGCTTTGAAGCAGAAAACAACACCAGATACACCAGCCGCACCAAAATCTTGATTATTTGAATTTTGGGTGAGTCCTGTTCCTAGAAATACCTTAGAGTCACGCACATGCCTACATCACGACCCGAATTTAAAGACGAGCAGCTTTGGCTAGGTAGCCAACAGAGCTTCAACATGTCACTGCATGCGGCCATCAAGGCGTCTGAGAAACCTGAGTTTGCCTCTGACTCTGGCTATGAAGACGTAGTGGTTGAACAACTGCTCAACGTCCAAGACGGTGTGGCCATGATCCACATCAAGGGTTCGCTTGTGTCAGGCAGCGCAGGCTATGGTCTCTTTTACGGGGCTGTGGGTTACGATGACCTACGTTGTGCGCTGTCTGCTGCTGTGTCTAATCCCAACGTCTCGGCTATCTTGCTGAATGTGGATTCTGGTGGTGGTGCCGTTGCTGGCGTACACGAACTGTCGCAAGTTATTTCCCGTGTCAACGCCATTAAGCCTGTAGTCACCTATGCTGGTGGAGTCATGGGCAGTGCTGCAACATGGCTTGGCCGGGCTGCTTCATACGTCTATTGTGCTGAAACCTCCATTACCGGCAGTATCGGTATCATCATGGTGCACATGGAACGTTCCAAGATGCTTGAAGAAATGGGCGTTAAAGTAACGGTTATTCGGGCAGGAGCAGAAAAAGCGCTGGCCACACCTTATGAACCTCTGCCAGACAAGGCTCGTGAAAACTTCCAGCGCCAAGCTGACGGTCTCTACAAGATTTTTATCGGTGCAATGGCCGACTACTGCCAAGTATCTTACGAAGTGGCTGATGAAAAGTTTGGCCAAGGTCGAGAGTTCTTGGGTAAAGAGGCGGTGAGCGCAGGCCTTATTGACAAGGTGGGAACCTTGGAAGACGCCTTTGCTAAGTGCATGAAGCTAGGAACTAGCAAGAAAGCAGAGACTCAACGAGGAACTTCTGCGTCTATGACGACCAATTCTAAGGTTGTTCAAGCAAGAGCCTCGACTGCTCAGGCCTGTTTGGCCGATAATCAGCCAACTTCTGAAGGAACACCAATGCCCAAACCACTGACACCAGAAATCCTCGCAGCAATGGCCGCTGGAGTGGACTTGACTGACACCACCGTAGCAGACCAAACAACAGCTACGGCTGGCACAGAAGCCAAGACCGATGCTGACGTTCTAGTTACCGAACCGCCTTCCGCTGCAACCGTAGACGCTTTGACCGTCTTGCAAGGCATGTTGGCTACAGCCACCACTGCTGCCGCTACCGCTGAAGCGAAGGCAGGCCAGTTGCAAAAAGATTTTGACGCCCTGACTACCCAGGCGTCGGCCTTTACTGAAATCGCTCGTGCGTCTATCAAGACTATGGGCCTGCATTTCGGTGTGAAGTCCGAGGCTGTGGCTGCTATGTCTCCAGCCGAAGTGCTGTCTGAACATACTCGCCTGTCTGAGTTGTTCAAGGCCAAGTTTAAGGTGGGTAGTGTTGCTGCCACCACCCAAGTGGATGAACCTGAGACTAAAGCTCAGGTGAACCCGCTATTCGCCGCAGCGTTGTTATCCACCAAAGCCAGATAAGGAGTTTCCAACATGGCACAAGCTCATTACATTACCCCTGTTGCGCCAATCGAAAGAGTGACTGTTGCCCGTCTGGGTGCAGGCACCTCGCTGGCCCAGCGCATGTCCGATGTGGACGTTGGCAAGATTGTCAAACTCGTGGGCGAATCCCGCTACGACTTGACTGCTGCTGGCGAAGTCATCGAAGGTTTCGTTGTTTCTACTGAGAATGCTACTTCTGGCGGCTACTCCGTAGGCTCTGTGGTCCAAGAAGGCAAAGTTTTTGCTACGGCTGATGGCCTGCAAGCTACCCCAGGCACTGGTACAATCGCTGTTGGCGACTATGTTGTCACTGGCACCCAGGTCGCCAAGGGCACTGCAACTGCTGAGTTTGCTCGGGTCTGTAAGGCCACTGTGCAACCCGGTGCAGCCCCTGCTGATCTGGCTGCTGCTGGCTTGGCTATCAAGGCGTCCCTGTTCGCATGGCGCGTTGTGAGTTTGGGTACGGTTGGTACTGGTGCAGTGAGCACGACCATCGTTATCGAACGAGTGTCCAACTAAGCCAACCCTCTACTGAATAGGAGTATTTAATCATGGCATTTTTCCTTGACAAAAAAGGTAACGCTCAACAAGTTGAGATTACCGCTGACATCCACAAAGAGGCGCTTGACGCTGGCACCAATGTGGCTACTCTGCTCAACCGCAAATTCGCGGCTGATGCTGACTCTGCTCACGGCACCCCGTTCCGTCAACTGTGCGCTTCTGAAGGCTTGATCCTTCCTGGTGCCAATTCCTTCGGTCTGCGTGCAGCTACTATGGCTGACGTGCTGGACGGCAAAGCTGGCTATCAAGCCGCTGGTGTGACCAACAACTCCGACAAGGGTAGTCCTTTCGGTGTGGCCGCTCGTTCTTTGGCTCCTGTGGCGATCATCGACATCGTTGAAGACCTGATTGCCAAAGACCGTGTGACTGATGAAGTGACGTTCAACCAGATGGTTAAGCAAGAAATTGCCATCAATGGTGACAACTTCATCCAACCTGTCGTGTCTTACGGCACCACCGGTGGTCCTGAGCAAGCTAAGGCACAGCGCGTGTCTGAGTTCTCTGAGCCTTCCAGCATGCTGCGTCTGAGCACCGCTGAGCGCATTCGCTCTCTGCCCGCTTTCTCGATGGGTATCGAGTTCAGCGACAAAGCTCAACGTGGCCTGACCATCGACGTGATTGCAATGTCTATTGCACGTTACGTGGAAGTTGAACGTGACCAGCGCATCTACAGCTACCTGAGCGCCCTGTTCTCTGGTGACGGCGATCTGGTTGTTGGTGCTATCAGCGCCGTGACCTCTTCCTCTCTGGATGCAGCTTCTACTGGCGGCGTGTTGACACACAAAGCTTGGGTCAAGTTCCTGGCTCGTAACCGCAAGAAACGTGCAATTACTCACATCATCTGTGACATTGACACCTATCTGAAGATCGAAGCTCGTACTGGTCGCCCAGGCTCGAACAACTACGACCCAACCTTGGCACGTATCGACCCCCAAGCTGTGCCAGCGAACATGGCCCAGATCACATTTGGCGGCAATGTCAAGTTCATGATCGTGGACTCCGCTGCTGAAGGTGGCCCAGTGCCAGCTAACACCGTGTGGGCCTTGGATGCCAATAAGGCTGTGACCCGTGTGACGAATTCTGCGGCGTCTTACACCGCTGCTGAAGCCTTCGCACTCAGACGGTCTACCGTCATGCGTTGGGACTGGTCTGAAGCTGTGTACCGCAGCTTCGGTGACAGCGAACTGACCCCGTTCGATGTGCTGACCATCACTGCCTAATCCCTAGGTAGTCCTCAGAAAAGGAGCTTAGGCTCCTTTTCTTTTCTTTAAAAAATAGGAGTATCTCTCATGCATATCGTAGACAAAGATGGTGAATGGTTTCAGAACTTTGGATCGTACCCACTTGCAGATGGGGAGTCCGGGACAGTTTTTCAGCCCGGTGTACCTACCAAAGCCTCTGTTACTAAGTGGCTTGCTCAGCAGCCTACTATTCGTAGCATCCCTGACCCTACTGCACCTGTAGAAGAAACTCCGGTGCCTGCGCCTGCTGAAGTGGTGGTTGACCCTATTCCTCCAGTGGTTGCTCCTGTAGTTGCACCAGTGAAGGCTGCTGCAAAGACGGCTACTGCGAAGTAATCTGCGTAGGGAAGCTCATAACCCACAAGGTCTTCCCGGCATCATAGACGCGCTTGTAGCCGTTTAGCTCAGCTAACTCTTTCTCTGTTAGCGAAGAGTCATAGAGCAGATTTTGATTCTTCGCTATACGGGATTTTTGCAGAGAAGCTTTGTTAATCACATTACCAGACTTTACATAGTAATAGCTGGGGGCTACCTGCCTAGCAGCTTTGAACCCCACCTTGGTGTAGGCCTGTCCTGAGAAGAATCTGTTATCAGAGAAACTATTCAGTGTCTGGAAGCCTAGTAGCTTGTGTGCATGACTTATCAGGCGGCTCAACCCACCTTGAACACCCTTGGATGTGGCGAACCTTACCAACTCACAGGTGGTCGGTGAGAACCTACTACCACGTCCAGGGAGCTTCAAACTAAAGCCAGCAACCGCTACCACAGCACTCGCTTCAGCAAGGCCTAACCACAGGTCAGCGTTGCAATAACCCTGTATATGATTTGCTTCAAGTAGTTCTCTAGCATCAGATGCAGATAGCTTCACCACCTGTAGCTTTCTTGCACCTACAGACTTAGGTAGAAGACCTAGGCGACTCAGGATTGACCGCTTGATGACCTCCTGGCTTTGCTGCCACTCGTTATCAGAGAACATCAAAAAATCATACCCAGCCTGTGAAGCTAAGCTGTACTTCTCTAAATGTCTCCCTGCGCCTACCTTATCTTCTGAATGCCAGTAATCTCCGTTGAGTTCTAAGACTAGCTTATCCACCAATATATCAGCCTTGTATGTAGTGTCCTTGTACGGTAGTCCAGTCTCCAGTATGTGCTTCACACCTTGAGAGGTAAGCCACTCAGAAACTTGGTCACTAAATTTAGATTTCTGCTGACCTGCACTACAAGAGACACAACCTAGTCCTACTTTATGGGTGTACTTATGCTGCACCCTCAATCCGTGGGAGGGGCAGCTATACATTACATTCTGCCTATCTATTTCGAGATAGGTTAAACCTTTTGCCCACTCTGGCAGAGTGGCTACATACTCAGTCAATCCCAGTGTACGCTTCAAGCCGCCTTCGGATGCACTACAGGCAGCACATCCGTAGCCTCTTATGTGGTCTGCTGCTTTCTGTAGTACCTCACCATGTTTAGTGCAGATGTAGACTAGGTATCCACTCTCGTACTCTAGATAAGCGTACTTATCTCCATGCACTTCTTTGCATTGTCTTTCTATGTCTGGAAATTTTAATACCGCAGCAGCTTTCTTAGTCTTACCGCAGCGAGGGCATCCTGTACCACTCAGGTGGTTTGACCTGCTCTGCACAACCTTGCCATGTGCTTTGCAATTGTACTCTACAGTTTTAGACTCTAAGGCTACATATTCATACTTACTGTGGTGAGTTTCATTTGCCTTCTTAGCAAACTCCTGTAAGGTATAAGTCTTTAAGACATTCTTGCGGGAGTTTCCGCACAACTTACAGCCATGACCACTTAAGTGGTCTGGTCTATTACCTGTTATTTGTCCGTGTGTGGGACAGATAAAAGTTATTTTACCATTTTCCATGCTGACATATGTATATTTGTTGTTATGCTTCAGAGAAGCTTTCGCAACTACCTGTTCAAAAGTTTGCTTACTTCCCATGTGATAGGCCCTTATCGGTTAGCAGTTCTCTAACTACCTGACTAAGAGAAACATCTCGTCTTTCTGCCTCAGCCTTTAAAAGGGCTAATAGTGGAGCGGGTACTCTTAGGTGTATTGTTACTTCTTTTTTCATAGGCACTCCTTTGTTGATGTGGCACATTGTAACGCATACCCAGACCCAACACACTCAAAATTGAATAGTGTAAGTATCTGAATGAGCCATAGGAAGCACAATAGCTCCCTATGGCTCATTCCGTTTTATACCCCGATTATTTCACCAAGGACGAAGTTCGTGCAGTTCTTGGTGTTTCCACTACCGAGCTGTCAGACGTACAGCTAGACCTGCCTCTATACCCAATCGTGGTTGAGCAGGCCCTTGAAGACGTGCATACTAATCTTCAGGCTGACTATGAATTGGTAAAGGCCCTGCCATCGCCCTCAATGCAGCAGCATAAGCTGTTAGATGCCGTTAAGATGTATGCGCTCTATTCATTAGCTAACCACCTTACCGTATCACTGCCTATGTTTAGCGTCAAGTCGTTGACCGATGGCAGGGCTGAGTTCCAGCGCCAAACTGATGTTTGGAAGGATACCAAGGAAGGTATCTTCGCACAACTAAACAGTATGCGCTATCGACTTGCAGCTATTTACCAGATACTTTACCCAGGTAACCAAGTTGTGTCAAGTGCTTCTTCAGCGATGCTGAAATCTGTCGGCCTTGCCGTAGACCCAGTGACAGGGACTTAACCATGCCTGATCTGTTCGCGGTTGCCTGCCACTTCGATGACATCAGCGTTGCTGATGCGTACACCAGCGTTGCAGCTTTTTATGGGCAGTTCTCCAGCTTTGACGAGAGTGCCCCTGACGGCACTACAGCCAAGAAGCGAACCCTGTCGGTTAAGCCGGGTACAGCTATACCTACACGCAGGACAATCTCCTTCCTCGGTGAGACCTGGATTGTCGGTGAAGGCAACGTAGACGGCATTTACAACACTGCAATTCGACAGGCTTACTGGATGAAAAAGGTCTCATCCGGCGCAGAGTTGCTTACGCCTGGACAGGTGTGCGCAGGAACGACAGGGTATGCTCTTTACGTCAGTAAGGATTACCTTAAGGACACAGTTAACGGCGTCACGGACACAGAGTATGACCCTTTCTGGGACATTTATGCTGGTATGACTGAGGCGGCTCCAAAGGGTTCATACCTAAAGATTGGTGCTACGCTCTTTAGAGTGAGGGGTAGCCATCTTGAGTCTTCTGGCTTCTTGTTGATGCAGTGTGACGAGATAGATAGCAACAATATTGTTACCCTGACAGTTCAGACAGGGTCTGCTTTTGATCCTATCACAGACACGTTCACTGGCAGTTCAGCCACAGTTACTGGCATTAGACTTGAACCAAGCAAGTTTTATAAGTACACCTCACAGGCTGATGCCAAGTACAATGCTGGAGATGTGTCCTGCTTAGTCGGCACTAATCTCACTGTAGGTACTTCTGCAAGTATTTCTGGTCTGAGATACCGGGTTATGGCCGTTCAACCAGAACTTGACGCATTCAACTTACACCTACGTGTGAACTAATGCCTCAGCTTATAAACGTCAATGCTTGGAAGGCAAAAACCGCAGCCCAGAAGAAAAAGATTAAGGCTACGGCGACAGCCTATGTGCAGTCACAGACACGTAAAGTACTGATGGAGGCTCTAAAAGTGAGCCCTCAGTGGAGCGGCAACTATGCCGTTAACTGGGCGTTAGAAACCTCCAGAACTGGAGCCGTCAGTTACACAGGTAAGTACAAGGTTGATCCGTGGCAAGCCCTAAGAGGGCATGAAAAGCAGGCGGGCAGTAGAGAGGCCATAGACTATAACCTGCACTACTACAATGAAGAAACTATTGCAGCTATTCACTGGAATAGCAATATAAAGTTGGTCAATCGTGCGCCAGTACACGAACTGATAGAGTCAGGGCAGGTTCGCCTTCGCCCAGAAAACCTAATTCCTGATGGACTTGGTGTTATAGCCCACCTGAAGGCTAACTTTAAGTTTGTAAAATGAGCTACGAATCCATAAGACTTGACATTGTTCCCGCAATTGAGGCCGCTAAGGCAGGCTTTAGTCTGGGCTACGGGTTAGTCATAGAGTATGACAATATCATTATTGTCGATACAAAGACCCACACAGACCCGTTTTTGTCAGTAGATATAAAACTGCTTACTGGGGAGCAGGCTGCTCTGGCCTCTAACCCTGAAAAGAGAACCTGGGGTAGCCTCGTTTTAGCCGCTGCCGTACCAGAAGGCTCTGGAACAAGTAAGGCCTTCAAGCTTCTTGACTGGTTTGTGCCCGCCCTACAGCGAAAAGAGTTTGGAAAAGTACGGACCCAGATGGGTACTTATGGGCCTAAGCGCCCACATCTGGGCTGGGTCTACTACCCAGCCGTCATACCTTTCTGGTCTGACCAACCCAGCTAACCGATAGTGTTAGTTTTTGTTTGCAGAAAACGGAAGTGTAAGCTGTTTCCTTCACTGTTGCGACTAGACTCCAGCTTAACTTAGTCTTAGTCACTTTCTCGGAGCACTATCATGCCTCTTGCCTCTTCTAGCGCTGTAGCGGTACGCATCATCAAGGAATCAGTCTTTGGTGTTATTCCTGTAGCTGGCAACCCCACCGAACTTCGCGTAACTGGTGAAAGCTTGGACTACGCTATCTCTAAAGAGACCAGCAAAGAAATCAATACTCGTCGTACAGTGAACAGCATGGTGCCTGTGACGGCCAATGCTTCTGGCGGCTTGCAGGCTGAGATGCACTATGCAGGCCTTGAACCTCTCATGGAATCTGTGTTGCAAAGCACGTTTACTGAGTTTGGTACAGACGGTGTTGGTGTTGCTACACCCACCACAGGTATCACAGCTACGGCCATCACAGCTTCCTCAGCCACTTCTGGTTCTTCGATCTTTACTAGCCTGCAAAAAGGTCAGTGGTTCCGTGTGGTCAGTGCTGGTGCCAATAACGGCAAGATTTTGCGTGTCAGCACTGTTACTGCACCTACTACCACGGTTCTGACGCTCGATACAGGTACTCCAGCAACAGTGAGCGCCGGGGAGTCTATTCAGATTCAGGCGGCTCGTCTGACTCATGGTGTGACTCAAAGCTCGTGGACCATCGAACGTGTGGCCAGCGACATTGGCGTGTACATGGCCTATTGCGGCCAGACCCCAAGCAAGATGTCACTCAATGTGGCTTCTGGCTCGTTGACCAGTGTTAGCTTTGACTTCATGGGCAAGTCGGCCATTGAGAACACAGCTACCAATTTGCCAGGCACTGTGCAGGATGCACCTACCTATGACATTCATTCGGGTGTCTCTGGTGCGACTAACGCTATCTGGTTGGACGGCGCTCCGGTTACTGGTACTTACGTCAAGTCTGTTACTCTGGACTTTGACAACTCATTGCGCAGCCAGGAAGCTATTGGCACACTCGGCGCTGTGGGTATTGGTTCTGGTACTATCAACTGCACCATGAACATGCAGGTATACTTTGCGAACAAAGACCTGTTCACCAAGTTCCGCACCAACGCTGCTATGTCTGTGATGTTTGGCTCTAGCGATGCCGCTGGCAACGGCTATATGTTCAGCGTGCCTGTGGGCAACTTGGCAAGCTGGAAGTCTAACGCTGGCAGCAAAGACAATGACATGATGGTTGACATCTCTGTCACTGCCCTGTCTGATGACAGCAACCCTGTTCCTGCACTGCGCAAGCTCTTATTTGTGGACCGTTTCGGCGCAGCCGTGGTCTAATACTGACAGATTGGTTGTTGAAGCGAATTGACCTACCGGGGCAACCCGGTAGGTCTTTTTTCGTCCAGACTTTGCTGCTATACTCCAGGCTTCAACAACCCTGGAGTCTAAATGTCTACATCTACAAATCAAGCTATCGACCTGTTTGCTGCCTTTGCAACAGACACCACCAAGGAAGTCGAAGGCACTGAGACTGAGTTGCCCGGTTGCGGCGATGTCAAGTTTATCGTTGCCCGTGAAGGCAACCCCAACTATGCCAAGATGCTGCAAAAGCTGGTGAAGCAGCATCGCGCAGTGTTGGACAGTAAGGGCGATGCGGCCCAGGCCAAGAGTGACGAGATTCTGACTTCTGTGATGGCTGAAACCATCTTGCTAGGCTGGAATCGTCCAATCAAGTTTGGTGCTGAGATGCTGGACTACACCAAACCCAATGCCAAAAAGCTGTTGGCCCTCAAAGAGTTCCGTCGCGTCGTGATGGAAGCAGCAGGTAGCCTTGAGACATTCAAGGCGGTCAAAGACGACGAAGACGCAAAAAACTCGTAAGCTGGTTTGAGTGGCAGTTCACCTGGGGACAAGACCAACTTGTACTCCAGGAACTGTGGGAAGAAATAGGCACTAAACCAGCCGCGCTAGTTAACAAGCCTCAGTTAGATCAGAGATGGCACATCCCTTACGCCATCTGGCAAAAAGTAGAAGGCAGTAGAAACTATACTGCGGGGGGGCCAGCAGAGCTTCCTTTTTCTGAGTTTTATTTATGGGCTGTAGCTCACAGGTACACACCAGCAGAGTTGGAGTGTATGTGGGAAGATATTCACGCCATAGATAAAATCTGGTTGACGCTGCAAGCAGAAACTCAAAAAGAATCCACCGAAAAGCAAAAGAGTCAAGCCAAGTCTAACGACGGCAGGCGTTCCACAAGGTAAAATCGCGTAGCGATTTTAAGGGAACGCCATGTCTGACGACTTAAACATAGACTTTAGCAGTGCTGTAAAGCAAGTTGAAGAGGCTACAAAGTCTCTTGATGTGCTGTTGCTGTCTGTCGAAAAGCTCAACAGGGCTGACCTCAACAGGGTTAAGGCCGCGCTAGACGCACTCGGAAGACTTGGAGGTGACGGTCTCCAGGCTCGGCTGGAAGCCAGCCTGAAGCCCCTGGACGAGCTTGAGTTTAGGATGGCTGCATCAGGTAAGAACATTCTTAAAAACCAGCAGAATGATGCTAGAACGGCTCTTAGTGTCTTAAAGGCTCATTACAAGGATATAAAAGAGTCTACCGTAATGCATCTAACAGAGGCTAACGCTGTAGCACGCAAGGCCGCAACGGAGAGACAAAGAATTGAGGCCGCTACCTTACGTGCGGAAGCGGATGCAAGTGCTAAGCGAGTAGCCCTTGCTACCCAAGAGGCGAGCATAATTAACGACATAAAGATTAAGAAGGCCCTTGCTACTAGTGACCGGCCAAGAGTTGCAGGTGTTACGGATGCTTTTGGGACTTTTGTTTCCCAAGAGGACCTCAGCAGAGCCAAGGCCAGACTTGACCTGGAGTTCTCCCATCTTGCTACAGCTCGTGCCACATACATGGTAGAGCTTGGGTTAGCCGCCAATAGAGATAAGCTGGCAACTCAGAGTGCAAAGCTGATAGGCTCTTTTACAAGTGAAGATGCCCTGCTAAGAACCAAACAACTGTACGAATTGGAGGCCAGACTAGCCGCCAATAGAGATAAGCTTGCTAGAACCCCTGAGAGGGTAAGCAAGGTCGCAGAAAGTGAAGCAGTTCTGGGGGGCATGCGAGAATACTACTTAAGCCAGGGCGCAGTGTCTAAATATGCAACCTCTTCAGCCGCCTCTCTCATTAAGTCAGCCGACGTAACTCACGTACACAATCTTACCAACGCTTTTGACAAACTTACCCTTAGCGGCAACGATGTCCACTCTATGGCTCGTGGTCTAGCTTCTGGCTTCGATCTGCTGTGGTTGACTTGGGGAAACTTGGTGCCACTGTTCGCTGGCGCTGCGATAAGCTTTGGTGCTAAGGGCATCGTAAAACTTGGGTCGGATGTTGACCACACGATGACAACTATCCGGGTGCTCTCCCAGGAAAGCACGGAGAGCGTCCAAGGGTTGAGAACTCAGTTGTTGGGTCTCTCTAAAGATGGCATTTACGGACCCATAGAAGTAGCCAACGCCATGAAGACTATGTCTCTGGCTGGTCTTGACGCTAAAGAAGTTTCTGCGTCTATCAAGGACGTTCTAAACTTCGCTGTAGCGGGTACTACAGACCTAAAGTCTGCGGCTGACGTTATGACATCCGTGGCTACGGCTTTTGGGGTTAGTGCTAACGCCTATAACTATGTTGGCGATGTAATCACCAAAACAGCAGCAGTTTCTAAGTCTTCTGTGGAGAGTATCGGAGAAGCCTTTAAGACTGCCTCAGTCTTGCATAAGCAATACGGCATCTCGTTAGAGGATGTCGGTGTGGGCCTTGCGGCCCTGTCAAATCTAGGTATCCAGGGCACAGCAGCAGGCACCGCCCTGCGCAACATGTATGTGGACTTGAGTGGTAGAACCCCGAAAGTTGCAGCGGCGTTAAAAACACTTGGTCTGGAATACTTGGCGAGAGTTGCTAATCCGGCAGAACGTCAAATTATTGAAGCGGCTCAGATGGATATGCTGGATGCAGCTTTGACGCTAGGTACTGGCGCAGCATACACACGGGAACAGCTTGAAGGGTATCGTACTTCATACTTCCCACAGCTTGGAGATGATCCTAGAACTATCAACGCAAAATCGCAGCGACTGAACAACCTTGTGAATGCGGCTTATGAAAAAGCTGGCAGAGCTGCCCCTCCTGAACGGCGAGGCGCTGAATCACAGGCTCCGCAAGATTGGATTGCGTCAGGCTTGGATCAAACTGATTGGAATGCTCTTTCTGAAGATGACAAAAAGGCGTACTTGGAGTCTAACTAATGGCTAAGACCAAAGAGCAAATAATCCAAGAAGCACTCGCTAGAAAACAGCCGGAACGGTTTGTTGGCCCTGTTGGCATGGTTCCAGAAGGCCCGCTTACCAGACAATCAATAATGCAGGCTGCACTGGATCGCAAACTTGCATCAGCTCCTGTTCAACAGTCTATGCCTTCCAGAATGGGGCAGGCTGGGCTAGGTGCGCTGGAAACCGGCATGATGATGGCGTCTGGTGCTGTTGCTGAACCTGCTGCTGGTTTGGTGGGATTGGCTACTACTCCATTCCAAGGAATTGGGCAGGGTGTTCAGAACATTGAAGCAACACGCCAAGCATTAACCTATGAACCGAGAACTATGGCGGGCCAGCAATACACCCAAGCATTGGGTGGCGCTATTGAGCCTGTCGCTAGATTTGCGTCCGGGGTTAGTGAAAGAATGGGCGAGGCTGGATTCCAAGCTGGAGGTCCGGTTCTAGGGGCCATTGGTCAGACGGCGCTTCCTGCTGCACTGGAGCTTGCTGGAGTTAAAGGAGTAAATCTAGGCAGAACCGTATCAAGATCGGATATTGCACCAGACGCCCGCCAAGTATTGGAAGCCGGTCAGGCAAGGAACGTTCCGGTTCAGACTTCGGATGTATTGCCACCACAGAATTTTGCAACACGATGGATGCAGTCCATATACGACAAGATACCCGTCCTTGGGGGAGCAAGCACTAGACAGGCCCAGCAAGCTGCAAGGCAAGAGGCTGTCCGTGGTTTGGCTGATGAGTTTGGGCTAGAACTGGAATCGGTTGGCGATCTATCTGTCAATATGGTCAATTCTATCAATCAGCAGAATGCCGCAACACTTTCAAGGGCTGGCGCTCAAAGGCTTCAGGCGACTCAAGTTCTTGATCCGCTTGGGGCTGTCCCAATGAATACGACCTTTTCAGCGATTGATAAACTATTGCAAGAGCAGGCGTCACTTGGTGCAAGGGCTGATACTGGATTGATCCAGAAACTAACAGATATCAGGGATTCTCTTGCGGTTGGGCCTATGGTGCAGGGAATTCAGCAGCCTCGCAATTTCTCGGGAATTAAGGATATCCGAACTACTGTTATTGATGACTTGAAGGCAATCAACCGAAGTGATGACCCAAGATCCTTTGCGCAGTTACAGCAAGTAAAGTCTGCAATGGATAAGGACATGGTAGCTTTTGCTCGGCAAGCCGATCCTCAGGCAGCTAGGAATTGGCTTGAATCCAACCGGGTATTTGCAAGGGAGCTAGAGGCAACAAGGCGTACTGAATTGCGCAGGGCGTTTAATGCTGGGAATACAACTCCTGAAATAGTATTGCCTATCTTGAGGGGTGGAAAACGCAGTGAATTGCAGAGGCTGAATTCTGCACTAACTCCAAGCGGGCAGAGGTCTGCAAGGGCAGCTTTGGTGTATGATGCACTAGCGGAAAGCGGTTACTTTGCTGATCCTGCAAATGCTAACCCTGATCGTTTAGCCAATGCTTTAAAGCGTCAAAACAGGCTGCAAGCTGTTGATGTGTTTTTTACCGGGAACGATAAGGAAGCATTACAAGGATTTGTGCGGTTGTTAGATGCTACTAGAAGGGCGCAGCAGGCTGGAGTAGTAACTTCTACAGGTCAACAGCTTGTTCCTTTTGCGGTTGGTGGTGCAGCATTTGCAGAACCTGTAATGGCGGCAATCTCAACTGCAACACTTTCTGGGATCGGTCGATTTTATGAAAGTGCCGGAATGCGCAATTTCTTGCTGAAGCTGAACAATACCAAGCCGGGATCGCGCCAAGAAATGTCTGTCATTGAGGCAGCCGTCCCTGCTTTGACTGCATCGCTCAAAACGCTCTCAGAACAGCAACAGACCACTGAGGAATAAACGATGGCGCGTTTGACTGCTGACAGGGCTAACCAAGTTTTAAGTTA